TATTTTTACCCCTTCACGGGTTCAGCATAGGTGGTCTATATTGGTGGAGAATAACGGGATCGAACCGTTCACCTTCTGCGTGCAAGGCAGACGCTCTACCGAATGAGCTAATTCCCCAAACTTTTAAATACTTGGTTTATCTCGATTTTCATTCATTTGCTTGATCATCGCGATTCGTTCTTTTTCACGATCTGCCGCTGTCAATACTAGATTCTTGTTGTCATAATATTCAGACAATTCAGTGGCAGTCAATTTAGACTGAAGATCTTTCACAATAAAATTATGTCGCTTAGTCTCAGAACTCTCAGGACTATACATCTTAAGAGATACCAACCTATTCTCTGCAAAACGGAGATTATCAAACTTACTAAACGGAGTCGAAATATTAGTCATACTATATCCTTGTTACAAAACTATAAACTGGCTCCACGACTTGGACTCGAACCAAGGACATTCTGATTAACAGTCAGACGCTCTACCAACTGAGCTATCGCGGAATGGTGCCCCCAGCAGGATTCGAACCCACGACCTGATGATTACAAATCAACTGCTCTACCAACTGAGCTATAAGGGCGAAAACTTATTTATTCTTCCAACCACTTCTTGATAGAACCAAACTTGAGATCGAGACGATACTCAAGAGATTCCCAACCATAGAAGCGCATTTCTTCATCATTAATGCCTTCTGCCTCAGCGATAATGGCGACTGCTGCCGCATTATCAAAGCAGTTCTTGACCAAACCCATGATACCGTCCACACGGCAAACGAACTCGGCGAAGTTACGATCCTGAGCGATCTTTTCTTCGTCCTGCTGTTCGCCAAGACGGACTACCAGACGCTCATATTCAGCGTCGAAGTCTTCGAGAGACTCGAAGGTAACGCCACGAGGGCGAAACCCGTACACATCCTTATGAAGGTCGGAGAAAACCGAACCATCATGAGTTTTAGGAAACTGGGCATCAATATCAGAAAGAGTAAACATAATCAAAGTTCCTTTTCACATCTTATATTCCAATATACCCTATAATGTGATAAAAGTCAAGCCCTAATTTTAGATTATTTGAAAAAAATGGTGGGCACGGTCGGACTCGAACCAACAAACCGAAGTGCGAGATTTTAAGTCTCGTGCGTTTACCATTTCGCCACGTGCCCTAAAATTCCCAATACTTTCGAAAAGTAAAAGTATCGGGAATTAGTTGGAGTGACGGGTGGGATTCGAACCCACGGTTTTACGGATTTGCAATCCGTTGCATTGGTCCGCTCTGCCACCGTCACATAATTATCGCGAATCTGACATTCGTGATAATTCTGGTGCAGTCACATCAGCATTCTTTGCTTCAGTCGCAGCAGCATTAGCAGTAGCAAGTGCTTCGTCTGCCGCTGGACCAGCAGCTTCTGCTGCCGATTGTGGTTCTGCAGCAGGAGAACATGCAGCAGTGAGTGCTACAACTGCGAGTGCCATAAAAGTCTTGATATTCATAATATTTTCCTTGGTTAAAAAAAGGTTGAGGGGCTAACCGTGATCCCTCGCGTGCTTATTAGGTAGCAACCCCTTATTGGTGGGTTCTGCTGGGTTCGAACCAGCGACCTACTGATTAAAAGTCAGTTGCTCTACCGACTGAGCTAAGAACCCGAAACTGGTAGACAAGGAGGGACTCGAACCCCCAACCAAACCGTTATGAGCGGTCGGCTCTAACCATTGAGCTACTCGTCTATAATTGGCGGAGAGGGTGGGATTCGAACCCACGGTACCTTGCAGTACGCTAGTTTTCAAGACTAGAGCAATCGACCACTCTGCCACCTCTCCTAAATTTCAAAGACCAATCGCAGTACGATATGTCTCAAGAATCATATCCTCTTCCTGTCGAATATGCGCTTCCTTCTTACGGAGGCGAATAATCTGGCGAGTTGCCTTGGTGTCGAAACCGTCACCCTTCAACTCGGAATAGACTTCCTTACGGTCTGCCTTCCTAGCATCAAGATCTGCTTCGATACGTTCGATGCGCTCAATGAAAAGGCGAAGTTTGTCAACTGCAATAATATCTGTCATAATAAACTTTCTTGTTAAAATGGATGCCCGATGGCGGCAACGTAACTTAGAAACCCAATATACGCTTTATTTAAGATAAAGTCAAGTCTTTTTTATGATTTATTTGTATGGGTCGTAATTTCTTCCCCAGAACCATCCACTCGGTAGACTGAAAGACCGTGGGTCAACCAGATGCGTCTTACCGCTTGGTTCAACACACCACCTTCGCACACGCATACTTTGCATAAGACTCATCTTGCGTCGAGTCTCGTATGAGTGTCTCCGATTATACATCGGATTGTTCTCACCACGACGAGTTCCCTTCATCGTCCTACTGATCTTTGACCGATGCTCATCTGACAATCCCTTGGCATTTGGGTTTTTATCACCCATCTTTGCCTCGGCAATTTTTTCCCTGCCTTCTGGAGTATGCCATTTATTGCGTTGACGAGTTACCTTGTCAACAACTTTAGAGATCTTTTGCTGTTTGGATGCAGTAGCGCGAATTAGTTCGATGTTGGTCGTTTGCAGAATCAATTCGCGAGGTTTTGGAACGATGGTTGGATCTTTTACGATCCACAGTTCCGTCTTATGTTGAAAGAGGTAGAACCTCATTTACAATGCCTTTATCAATCAATGTCAGATCATGCTCACGATCAATGTATTTAAACTCAACATGATTTGGGTCAAATTCCTGTAACGCCTGGAAGACATCCTTCGTATTCAGGGTTGAACACGTATAGACATCAAGTTGCATCAATGCAGGTTCGACTTCATCCCATACATGCATAGCAATGTGACTCGTTTCAATAATGGTAACTGCAGTCAACCCACGATTACCTTCCATATCCGAGTAGATCGCATATGGTCCCATCAGTATTTTCATACCAATTTTGGAAACCAGTGTTTTCATCCAATCCTGAATTGCTTCTGCGCACTTCGGCGGATTGTTTAATTGCGCTCTGATAATCAGATGCTTGTGTTCAAGAATTTTCCCCATAGTTGTCCCTTCCTAGGAGGTGTCGGAAAGATTTATTTATATGGGTTCCACCATATGCTGTTTATAAATTCTTCACCGAAACGCGAAACTGCGAAGTCATAGTTTTCACGCATAAATGGATACTTTTCATATAACTCATGTTTTTCATCATCACTAAATTCTGGATGTTTACCAAAACTCCAAACTTTACGAGAAAAATTCATTTCATCAGAGGATGTCCATATACGATCAATAATTTCTTTACCAAATCGAGAAACTGCATAATCATAATCTTCCTGCTTAAACGGATACAGTGTAAACAATTCTGTAATTTGACTCTCGTTTAAAACTGGGAAATCTTTTATCTTTACAGCATCCTTAGAAGAACTCGGCGGAATATAGTCTGGTAATTCTAAATATAAAAATAGGTTGGATATAGATTCATTCGTGAACATTGTTTCATAGAAATTTAAATGTAATTTCCCAAATACTTCAGTAACATTTTCTATTGTTTCTCTCCACGAAAGCAGACTCTCCTCAAATCCAGGTTTTCCTGAATTCAATATTTCTGTTACTGATTCTGGAATGACACCTGGAGTATTGTTTACCAATTGATTTATATACCAAGATTTAATTTCACCCATAGAATTGGTTTCTAAGAATTTTTTTGTTGACATCCTCATCATTGTATATGATATGACTTGTGAGATTGGATCCCTTAATGTCATGGTGGGTAGAACGTTTAAACCAACATTATCCGCATTCTGTTTAAACCAGCGGAGTTGTTCTTTTGTAGCGTTTTCATTTGATGGTGTAAGATCACCAGTTAACCGAATACCATCAACATTTACTAATTGTGCCATGTTCTCGAAGTATTTTGTTTTATCAAAACCTTCTGGTCCTGGAACTGGATTGAAATCTTGGAAGATGAAAATCTCTTTTTGTGGGAAATTACAATCAGTTCTTCTGCTTAATTCCCCATGCAACCACGTGCTGCCTGCTCTCGCGTTTCCGAAATACAGTAGAAAGTTTTTCATATGTGAATCTTAGTTCACCAAAGACTTTTTTGATCGTGACAACTTCTTAACCTCAGGTGCCTTCCATCCAGGAAGAAAGGATTCTAGAACAGTCGCCAGCGTGGGATACTTCTCAAGTAGTTTCTGATCCTTAACAAGATCGAGAAGTTCTGCCTCAGTTGTGACTACACCCTGACAGATCTGCATCCAAATTTCTTCACGACGCCATTGCGCAACCGCTGCAGCACTACCTTCTGGTAGTAGAGTTAGAATGCGACGGAATTCCTGTGTAATGGTAGTATCGCCCATATTTTCTGGGAGACCCTCATCCTTAAAAGGAGTCTTACCTTCTGGTAGATTCCATGGACCCTGCTCGTAACCAACACCCCACGCGACAAATCGCATAAGAATAGAGTTGCCGACTGAGATTGCACGAACACGTGTAGAGAGTTCTTCGGTTGTTTTCGCTTCAACTGCCCAGTCAAGAGCCTCGTTGATCTGCCTAAATTTCTTTGGTACTGTTGCCATTTTCAATTTTCTTTCGTAGATTTGTGGTACTAAAATCGTGTCGGCGAGAATTATAGTAGATTTCCATCTGCAGATCGCTGCCTGTAAAATTCTTACCGAAATATTCCTGCCCAATAATGCGAACATCCCAATCATATGACTTTAGTATGTTCAGAAGATCTTCTTCGGTCGTGTATGGAATAATCTGATCGACATACTTACAACCTTCCAACTGAACCCACCGTTCGAACACTGACTGGACAGGTTTGTTCTTCTCTGGTCGGTCGATTGTGGGATCAGTTTGCAGTGCTACGACTAAACGATCACACTGTTCCTTTGCTTCCTGCAACATGAGAACATGACCTGCATGAAACAGATCAAAACAACTTGCGGTAATACCTATACGATTAGAACTCATCAACCAACTCAATCAATTGTGTCATACGATTCGCGATAAAATAATTCAAAAGACCAGAGCGATCGCCCTGTTTCTGCATCTCATAGTTATCTATAATACTTTCCTTGATCTCCTCAGGAATGCGCGACAGATCAACCAGTTCGCGGTTGCGCTGGAAATTGCGCCACATTTCATCATTGGTGATGAAGTCTTCGGGTTTCTGAGTTTTCCAAAGTGCAAGAGCATCCTTACGAATAGGACGCTGACGATCACCATTGACGAAGGTATCATCGCCCGACAGAATATTGGGAACACCATCGCCCTTATCGCCCATGATAATATGCTCCATTAGAACTGCTTCAGGAGTTTCCGCCAACTTAATAAACTTCTTCTGAACAGGAGCATACTGCTTAACGTTGCTCCACTTCTGCAACTGATTAAAGTCATGGTCGCCTGACAGAACAAGAAAGGGTTCAGCGCTGGGTATGAGACCATCGGTATTCATGGTCTGACTATACTCGGCGAGAACTGCGATGACATCATCTGCCTCTGCACCATCAACATCGATTACAGCATATGGAAAGTGTTCAGCAAGTTCAGCACGAACAAGATGCAGTGCTTCGAAGATAGAGTTCCAATCGAAACCACTATCGGCACGAGACTTTTTACGGTTTGCCTTGTAGTTCGGGAAATACTGACGACGCCAATAGTGACGGTTGTCACATGCAATAACCATTTCACCGAACTCAGGACCAAACTTCTTTCGGTATGACCGAAGTGCATTAATAATCATGTGCCGAACTAGAGGAACATTTACCTCAACGTCTCGACGACCTCCCAAATTTACCATTAGACTACTGATCGCAGTCTGGTTATAATCTACAACAATCACGTTTCATTCCCATCATTTAACGTTGTATCAAGCGCATTACGAATATCAGTTAACATAAGTGTTTCCGGAGTATCCATCCCACGTTGACGCAAGAACATGCCGTATACCAAAACAGAAACCACTGCTGCATCAGCATAGAAACTTTCATGGTGTGTAATACCAAACTTCTCAGTGCACACCTTGGTAATTCCTGCCATAACTGCTTTACCAGCACGTTCGGCATCTTGGTACGAACTATACTCATCAATCCCCTCTAGAAAGTACGAGAGAGATTCCTTGTCTGGATTTGGGTCTTCTGCTTTTTTCTTCGGATTAAGAAAAGTCACATTATCATTATCACTCATTAAAACACTTTCAAAATCAGAGTCGTAGGGGTAAGTCGTGCACGCACAGGAGCAGACTTACTTTTAACTGAAGAATACCATTTTGTCAAGCCATTTTTCGTAAGACCAGTAAATTCTTTTACTTGCGTCTCTGGTTTACGAAGCAACTTACAACTGGACATTGATTCTTCATATCCTACAAGTGATGCACCCTTAACAGTGATGCCCCCACCAACTGGACTGTAGTACTTATTCAACTTACGAGTCTTAGTATCGAACGTCCAAATTTCACTACAGTTTAACAGATTAATGGGATCGGCACTGGTGATTCCAAGAACAGCATCTTCGGGTTGGAACTTGATGTTCCTGACCAGTTTGGTCATATCCTTTGGTTTCTTCTTACGAACCTTAGCAACCTGCTTGCTGACATAAGACTTCTTGAGTGAAGTAATGTAAGATTCGAGCAACTTGATGATGCTTTTGATTTTCGTCATACCTGTTAGGTGCGCATAACCTTCAAGCAACTGCAACTGCATGTCAGTCAGTTGACCCTTGGGCAAACGACGAACCTCAACCAATTCAGCAAACTCTGCAAGAATTGGTTCAATCTTTTCAACACACTCAAGATAGTGCTTATCTGCCATACGATATGGCATGAGGATCTGAGGAATGTTCTTTACATCTTCGCCGATAAGAAGATTCTCGATCTCATCATTGACATGAGAAGCGATATAGATGCTGGCGATTAGAGGTTTCTTGACAACCTTTTCGATGGGTGTTGCTGCAACAGCAACATCTTCATCATCGAGTTTGATGCGCTTGTTGACAGTTTCTTCTACCTTATCCCAGATACGAGACTTATCCCGTTCACTGAGAGGGAACCCACGCATAGCAATACGAGCAGAATTAGCATAAGTCCGAGGAAGCAATTTGTCAGGAATTTTACTGAGAGTCTTCAGTTTATCCTTATCTTCCTTGAACCAGTCAAAGAGAAAGGCACGACAATCTTTCTGGTCAACAATAAAGTTATACCAATTCAATGCATTACCATATTCTGACTGATAGTTCGTGGGTTCATACTCTGTAGACCAGATTGGTTCTACACCCATCATCTTAGAATCAGCAATAGGAACTTTCAGTTTATACATCTGGTCACCTCATTCAATTTATAAATTACTATACCCCGTTTCCGTGGAAAAGTCAAGCTATAAATTTCACATTCGTAATTGAGTCATACCTGAACGAACGCCATCCTGCGTTTTCGGTATCCCAGACAGGCAGAGCATCAGGGTTCGATACCTTACCTTCAGCGGCACTAGTAGTTTTCTTTGGCAATACAGTTTCCTGCAGAGTGCATCGAATAACTCGAACATCCCCATTGCGTTTTGTGAACGTCACTTCAGCGTCCATCTTCTTCAGGTTCTTTACGAGCATTTCACGGTCGATTTCCATAATCACATTCTCCTAATATTGGTTTTATCAATTTCAACTTTACCATCTCTCCAAGATTTTCTGGGAGGATCTGGTGCGGGTATATCGTGGGTAGACATATGTTTTTCCATAGTGAAAAAATCTGTTGGGTTTTCTACCACCACTTCAGTTTTCTTCTTTGTTGGTTTTACCTTTGGTTTACTAACAGGTGGAGTTGATTCTACCACATCAACCACATCATATTCTACTATACCCGTTTCTTCTTTCTTTGTCAAGCCTAAAATTGAAATATTTGCAGCGACGACCAAAAGAATTGCCAGAGGATCGAACACAAAGATAAGAGTTATGATCATCATGCGCACTGCTTTGTCGACAGTAGCATTATCGCCACTCCCGTAGAACAGTTCTGCGATATATTTGATCGGACCTACTTCTGCTTCGAGTTTAAGATTTTCAGTTTTGAGCGGAATGAGATCAGTCTCAATAGTCTCAATGTTTGTAACCGCCTGTTCAATTTCTTTATTAAGGGACGCTCGTTCCCTTTTCTGTCTGTTTCGAATGAAGTTAGCATCAAGGACATCCTCCGCAGTAGTGAGTCTGTCCAAAGTGTCCAAAGATGTTTGCGCATTCTTCAGTCTCCTCTCTGCTGATTGTTTTTTGCTCTCGAGTTGTTCAATCTTCAGTTGTGCCGAACCACCTACCGTGGTGTGCTCAATGTGCGCTCGACTTAGATAACCAAACACACCCATACTTGTGATGAAAGACAATACCACGATTGCGATCACAAAGTAAGACTTCAATAATTTGTTGGCAGTGGACCAATTTCGATACACCCAACTAGCAGTTATGAGTTTGGCAAATTCTAGTGACCCACCCATTGCTGCAACAGCAATGGGAGATGCTGGGAAAATCGCCATCAACCCAAGAATTGAAAAGTAACCAGCAACCGACGTAATCGCCAGTGCTGCCAGTATTAATAGTGCTATGAAAAGCATCCAGGTCTCCATTCAGGAAGTTGTAACGTTTTCAAATGAGACAATCGTAAGCGAACGTTCCACATATCATTTATGCATCGTTCGTCGAATCGATACTCCCACTGTAGCAGGTGTTCAACTGCCTTGGCATGCGCTTTGCTGGCATACTCCGCGACAACTTCCTTACGCATCTCACCCAAATAATTGGTCACATAAGTGGAACTGCCGAAATATTTTTCGAACAGTTTCTCTGTCTTACATGAATATCCAATATAAAATTTGCCGTCGTCGAAGTAAGTGCAATATACTCTATGCACCTTCTTCGGCAACGGCAGTTTTCTCGGTTTCTTAACTATCATAAATGTCTACTCCGCAGTAGACTATTTATTCGCCTTCATGATCCGTGTCGAAATCATATTCTTCTTGCTCAATACCCTCTCCACAGAAAGGGCAGTGTAATACTCTATAATATTTGTGATCCATATCATGATCTACAAAGAATAGAGCATTGCAACTGGTGCATTCGTATTCTTCATTATCCATTTAAATATCTTCTGTTACAATCTCAGTAGTGATGTTATTGTTTTCACAATATTGAGTATATTCAGGAGCGAGATTTGTTTTGACGTCCGCCGCCCACTCGTCATGGATTTGTTGATCAGTAAATGTAAGAGTTACAATATTTTTGTATCCCTGTGCAGCAAAATATGCATTTTGTTCGATTTTATCACTATTTTCTGTTATAAAATTTGTATGTGCGGATGATCCCGACTCATTTAGTACTTGCCAATACCATGGAGTATCTAGATCTTCTCTTGTATATGTAATTGTTACTTTCTTAGCCATGTTAGTGCCTTTCTCGGTTAAATTTTATGCTGCTACGCCCCAGACATCATCCCATTTACCTGATAGCGCACCCT